TAAAAGTTGATTTTAAATCTTCAATGGCTTTAAAAGATTTATCTCTAAGAATTTGTGTCATACCTTCTTTAGCCTTGTTTAATTTTTTACTTAGAATATTTTTTAATACAGTACTTTTAATGTCAGTCATTTTTGATCCTTTCTTTCATTACATTTTTGATTGCTTCAATTAATAATTTATCTGTAAGAGTACCTTCTTTAATTAATTTTTTAATTTGTTTTTCATCATTTCCAACAATATTGATTTCTTCTGTTAATGTATCTTTCATTCTATTTTCTCTATAGTTTTCAAGAAAACTTTTTGTCTTTACTTTTAGAATAGAGTTCATAGTAGTATGTGATTTAGAAGTCCTCATCATCTACATCTCCCATATCATCTTCTTCCTCTTCTGGTTTTTCTGCTGCCATTTGTTTATCAATTTCTTTAATCTGTTCTTCACTTTGTTGTAGAATATTCTTACGCAAATACTCTGCTGAAATATATTTACCAACATACTCCTCAGCCATTGAAACTAACTCAAAACGATCTCTCATAATCTCAGAGTTCTTTAACTCCATGAAGTGAGAATCTTTAGCCCAGATATAATCAATACGATCTCTAATAGCAGTCCAATCTTCTTCTTTGATAATACCTTTAAGAATTAACTGAACTCGCAATAAATCACAAAAGAGATAAGAAAACTTATGTCGTAAACGATTAATAAACTTTCCAAACTTTACTTCATCTCTTGTAATCTCAGAAGCTCTTCCAAGATTAAAAGATGTCGAATCAGCACCTTCAATTCGTGATATTGGAACATTTAATGACTTATATAATTTCTTTCTAAAATATTCTATATCATCTGTTTCACCAAGATTCTGTCCACCAGGAAGTGTACTGATCTCAGTACCACGACCACCTTCTCGTCTTGGCAACCAGAAATCTTCCAACATGGAAAGATGTTTACGTTGATCTTCTACTTCTCCCGATGATGCGTTATAAATCATTTTCTGTTTATAACGATTCATTACCTGTTGTAAGTACTGCTCTGCTTTCAACTTCGGAAGATTACCAACGTCAATATAAAATATTCTTCGTTCTGGAGCTCTTGCTAACCTATAGATAACAAGTGCATCTTCTATCATTCGTAATTGGTTAAATGGTTTAATTGCTTTATACAAATAACCAATAACAATCTGTTTAGCTGTATCAATTAATCCTGAGTGAACATATGAAATCGCATCTGGTGCAACACGAACTGCCTGTTGATTTCCCGGCATTCCTTGTTGAAACGTACCCGTTGTCATTGAGTCAGGTGTATACACATAATATTCAAGAACATTCTTAACAAGTTCTATACCATCACTAGTTTTTTCTTTTTCAACTTCACGAACTTTATTAATGTTCAATGGGTCAATTGGAATTAATTCTTTAATTCCATCTTTGGGTCTACCCTTATCAACAACTATATGGTGATACAATCTTGCATCTATGTACCACTTTCTAAACAAGTCTGTACCGTTATGATTAAAATCTAACAAGTCCAGAATTGTAGAGAACTCTGTATGTATCTTATCTTTAATACTATCTGTATAATCTAACTGGTCTAAGTCAAGTGCTACTACTGGTTTTCCTTCTTCATGGATTACTGCATCATTAATAATATCTTCTACAGCTCCATCAACTTCTTGTGAAAATCCCATTTCACGATACTTTGCAACTAAAACCTTTTCATCTTTGGCATCAACATCTTGATTAAGATAATGCCCCATGATGCCACCACCATCAATAACCGTAGTTGCACCATCAAGATTCTCTGGTGTGACAAAAGTTTTTTGTTTCTTTTCTTTCTTAGATTTTAATTCAAAACCAAATAACTCAATCGCCATATATAGTTTCCTTGTTTATTTCATAATAATAAGGGGGTGAGAAACTCACCCCCTATTAAGTTCACTAACTATTTAGAAGTTACCACCAATCGTTTCATTTACACCAATGCTAAATGGTCCTGCTTGGACTCGGCCTCTAACTCCGATTTCCCAATCATTGTCTTGAGTCGTACTACCATCAAAACCAGACTCTCCACCTGAATGAAAGTTGTTAACTGCAAATGTTACTGTGTATTCTTCAACAGTATCATTTGAATCCATAGCAAGATCAATCGCACCAATTTCAACTGGATAGATGTCTTGTAACTTATATGAACGAATTGCATCACCACTTCGACCTAATTGAATTACTTGTCCACTACCATAAAGACTAGTATAATTCAAGGTAGATACATTAGCAGCATGAGCCGTAATCTGTCCACTCCAAACTTCAAAAGCTTGTCGTGTAGCAAATGTCGGATCACTCAATACTGTTACAGTCCAATCTGCAAATGTACGATCTCCGGGAACTTTTAATTGGCGTCCACGAAAAGGTACGTCAATATTACCTATGGTAGAAGCTGGAATCTGTGCTCCTTTACATAAGAACTCAATCTCACCAATACCAACATTATGAGTGATGCTACAACGAAACAAATTCGGTCTAACACCACCTCTAAACTTCTGTTTAAAATCGTGAATATTTACTGCCATGTTATTACTCCTTTAAGTTTTGTAAGTATTTATAAGATTAACCACCGATTTCTGAGAAAGAAACATCAGTTCTAGCGGCAATAAAGTTTAACTGGATGAAGTTAATTGAACGATTTGGTTTAATATATATGTCACCCACAAAATTATTCGTATCAATTACTTGTCCAGTATTATTTGACGTATCACATACAACTTTAAAGTCCGTAATACCACGGCGTCCTTTAACCTCTCTCAAGAAAGGCTCAACCATATTCACAAATTGTGATCTTGTAAACTCATCATTGAACTCAAAGAGCATTGCTTTCGCAGCTATTGAGATTGCTTTTTCCAAAACAATGAACAATCTTCGTACATTGATTCTATCAAATGCACTTGGAACTGTCTGCATTGTCTTATCACCCCAAAGAACTACACCAGCTCCTTTTTGAGTAATAAGTGGATTTACGCTTAACGGATACAACGTGTCACGATTTGCTTTAGTAGGCTCCCAAGAAAGTTTAACAATATTCTTGACAGTACCTCTAGTCAAACCAGCAGGTGACCACCATGCATCATTTGTAAAATCTGTTCTCGCACAAAGTCCTGCCATATCACCATTCATCGGAACGTATAAGAAAATATCTCGATATCGGTCATACTGATATTTCCATGCACCATCCATTACTGCATAACTGGAAGAACCAAGAGCAGTATTATCTGTGGTAAGTGCTGCAACTTCAGAACCAGAATTATTAACAACAGATGCTTTCACACCTGAAACAAAAGCAACACAATCTTTTCGTACAGATGTAATATTATCTATAATCCATTTTCCCGTTGTAGTTGATGCAGGTCCTGCCATTACCAACGTAATGTCCACAACTTCTGGTGTTTGATACAATGCATAACTAGCTTGAAGTAATCCATCCGTCTGTGTATTATCATCAAATCCATTTGTCAATGATCCACCTGGAACTGATTCAGCAGCAGTTGCACTATTAAAAGTTTTAAAAGTTGCACCAGCTTTTGGTTGACCAGCATTTGTGCCTGCACCAGTTGAATTTTCAGTAAGCTTAGTTACCAAACCAACCCATGCATATTCTGATTCATTACGCATAACATCTACAACATAATTACTTGAACCATCAATTCGTTTTGCATCAGATGCTTTACTTACAAATGCAAATTTTTCTAATACTTGTCCAGGATTTCCTGTCCAAAGTCCATCTTCATCAATTACAAAAACGTGCATTTCATCATTAAGAGTTGGTCTATTAGCTTCAACACCATCCCATCCATTTGCATATGCAACATCATTAGATGTGCCGGGAGTTCTATCAAAGTTTGCTTTAAAGACTGCATTAACTGTAGCGTCTGCCCAACCATCAGAATCTATAGCTTGTACTTTTAAACTATTACCTAAGGCGCCAGGATACTTTGCAACAAATAATTGGTCTGAAAATGTAAGACCGTCAAAATGATCTTTGTTTTTTACTAGTATTGCTGTACCAGGCTCACTATCTCCAACGACAGCATTTTTTGCATTTGTACCTACATTTCTAACAACAAGTAAATTATTTGCATAAGCAAGATAATTTGCAGCTGTCCAGAAATATTCTGCGGTAGTTGCATCTGGTTTCCAAAACGTACTGACTAAATCATTCTCTGTTGAAATCTGTACTCTTTCTAACACCGGACCCCATTGGAATCCACCAGCTACGGCTCCAATACTTGTCGCGACATTAGGAACAACAGTAGTCAGGTCTTGTTCTGTTACTACTATTCCGGGTGATACTTGAAATGGCATTAGTTTTCTCCTTTATACATTCTTAATATTGATATAGATTTTACTTGTTAAACGTATGTACTGTTTTCCAGAGATCGCCTTCAGCATCTCTTTCATACACATCAGTCAATCCATCATCAATAATACCAAAAGGGATTGTCATATCATCAATAGTATCCATTTTGTTTTGATATAATTTTTCCCGTATATTCTGATTACTCAATTCTTTAAAATACGATTGATCTACTAACCAACCAAACAAAACTAATGTTGTAACCAAATCATCATTTGCTCCTTCTTCAGCAGCAAATGTATCACCATTGGTTACAAATGTCGTCAACTCAGAAATAATATCATAATCTGGAATAAATAACTTATCTTCTTCAACTAAACTCTTTAGATTTGAACAACCTATCTTTTTAACTTGTTTGGTTGTTCTTACTCCTAAAGAAATATCTTTTCTATGACCACTTGATATTTGTTGGCCATGTCTACCAAACCATGATACTGTTAAGAGATTTTCATACTCTAAATCGTGATGTAGAACGTCTGCTACTTGAGCTCCGATATCATTACTCTCAACTAAAATGTAAGCATCATTATATTTCTTTCCTATAGTATTTATAATATTAGGAAAAAGCAGCGGTGCAACAGTATTATTTCTGTATTTAGCTACAATTTTGTATGGAACATCTGTCGTATCAAAAACTGTGAACGTAGAATAATCTAAGCCTTGACCACGAGCTGTGTCAACTGTAATGGCATAAGTTTTGCCCATCTCAGGATCTTCATAAACATCTAAATCTTCTTTTGACCAGATAGGTGAACTATAAGATAACTCTTGTAATTTTTCGTATGATATTAGAGTATTAGAAGAACCAAGAAAATCTGCTTCATACTCTTGACGAAATGCTTCTTCACCAATATCAGAGATAATCTTTCTACGCCATTCTTGATCTCGTTCTGGAATACTCGTCCAATGAATCTTGAATGTCTTGAACTGATTATTTCCTTCTACAGCATCATTCCAGAACTTATAGAATAAGTTATAACCATTGGGTGTCGATACCATAATAATTTTGGTATCTTTACCAGATGAAATTGTAGGATAAACTGATTTGATAAATGCATCTGCAATCGTTCTCTGTACGAATGCAAACTCATCCAAGAACAACAATGAAAAACTATAACCACGAATTGCAGATGAAGATGTTGAAGATGCAATTATCTTAGAACCATTCTCCAGCTCCAAGTTTCCTTTGTTCCACTCAACAATACCTTGTTGTAAAAACTTTGGTAGATGTTGATAAGCTGTCTGCAATCTACCAAGTAACTCTCTGGATGTAGATGCTTTGTTGGCCAACATACCAACTATCTTTGTCTTGTTAAATAATACATAATGTAAAATATAACCAAGACTAGTTACAGATTTACCAGACTGCCTTGCACTCTTTACAATAACGTATCTATGTTCATTAAGAGTATTAATTAAATCTTGTTGATAATCATAAAGGTCAAAAGGAACTAGTCCCTTATCAACATGAATAACTTGAACATAGTTTTTTAAAAAATATATAATATCATCACGACATTTAACATATTCTTCAACTTCTTCTTTTGTAAATTGTTGTGGAACATTGGTTGGTTTTAATAACCTATTTCCTAAATAAGAATCTTCTCTATTTTCTTTTGCCATTTTATTCTTTCTTGCTATTTAACAAGTCTTGGAGTTCTTTTGTACTTCCAATGAATAAAGAATTATTTACAGTCTTTGGGTCTTTCACTTCTTTTTCAATTTCTTTCTTTGCTTTTTGTAATTCTAAAAGTTCTTTAGTTGTATCAGATAAAGTTCTAACCAGTTGAGCAGTTACTTCATAAGCTCGTGCTGATTCAGATTCTTTTGCAACGGCAAGTAATTCTTCAAGAGCTTCGTTACCCTTATCTATCAGAGTATGATATTGATCTCTTGAAAAATTATAATCATCAGTTAAATCATTTGTTTCAGATTTTACTACATTTACTTTTTCTTTTTTATTAACTTCAACTGGTATCAAGTCACCTGTTACATCTATCACTTTATTTAATTTTTCAACAGTTGATTTCTTCATATAGTTATCCTATTATTATTGTGCATCCCAGTAAGTTTTAGAAAGTTCACCACGTTCTACATCATCAACAGCCATTCTACATCTTACATAAGTTTCTTGATTTGGTGAAGCACCAGGTGTAACAAAAGTTCTTATACCACCTGAATATGAACCATTGGCCTCTGAATATGTATGAGCTGCCGTGGCAGTATTTTCATACTCCCATATATTACCTGTTTTTGCAATTGCTACCCAAGCCATGTTTATTACTCCGTATAAGTTGTTGTGTATCCGAAATCATCTTCAACATCTGCTGTTGTCGGATC